CCAGTTACGATAATTATTTTTTGGAATGCCTTCGTGCGTTTTTCTTGCTCTTCATCGCTGATATCCTCTTCCGGTTGATTGTGTTCGGCTTTCCATTTCTTCTGGACAATATCCCTTACTTCTTCTTTACTGTATTTTTTATCTCCAGCTTCAAGTTCTTCTGCCACTAATTCTTCTGCATTTTTCATTGTTTTTTTAGTTTGCTATTTCGATAATAAGATTTCTCTCTGGTATATATAGATATTCGATGTCACTTTCAGCTAATGTTCTAAGAGCATCATCAATTGTTTCCACAAGTGGTTCACCAGCAAGATTGAAAGATGTATTGAATAGTATTGGTACTCCAGTCTCTTTATAAAATTGGTCAATCATTTCATAATAAATAGGATTTTGATGTTCTTTAACAGTTTGAATTCTACAAGTTCCATCTATGTGAATGATTGCTGGAATTTTTTCTGCAACTCCTTCTTTACAATTCATTGCGTACATCATATGAGGAGATTCTTCCATCCCCCTCATATCAAACCAATCGTGTGCGTGTTCGTGAAGAATTGATCCAGCAAACGGTCGAAAGTACTCCCTTTTCTTTACGGAGTTTACAAAATCTTTTCCTTCAACCGTTCGTGGATCATATAGGATAGAACGATTACCCAAAGCCCTTGGGCCGCCCTCACACCTATCTTGAAATAAAGTAACAATGTTACCTTTCAAGATAAGTTTCACCGCATCTGGTGCATATTGTTTTTCATATACACCAGTTGCTTTATATTTCTTTGCTATATCAATAATTTCTTCTTCTGACTTCATTACACTTGGTCCAAGACATAGGTCCTCTCCAAATGGTCTTACTGTACTGTTTTTTGTGAGTGAATAATGAGTTAAAAACGCGGCTCCCATCGCAGTTCCTGCATCAGAACTGATAGGTTCTACATAGAGATTTATTCCTTCGTCTTTTAATTGATCGAGATACCAATAATTAGCGACACAATTAAGTCCATATCCACCAGAGACAACAACATTTTTGCTCCCACCCATCTTAACTGCTTTACGAATTAAGTCTAGTACCATTTGTTGTGATTCTGTCTGAATAGCATATGCCATATCCCTACGATTCTGAAGCAAAGTTACATCGCCTTTAATATCCTCTGGAGAAGTTGTTAATTTTTTCCAACGACCTTGATTCACCTCTGCTCCGTTAGGATATGTTGGAATAATCAAATTTCTATCTGTGGTTTTCCAATCTCCTCCGTTACCGTCTGTGTAAATGGGTGGAAAGTAATCTGCTGGTTCACCATATGGAAATAATCCCATCGTCTTACCCGCTTCAATAGGAGACCATCCACAATATTGTGTTACAGCTTCATATGCTTTAACAATGCCAGCAGAATCATCAAGAATTAATTCGTGGGTTCCTTGTTCGCCTTCTCGTTCTGAACTTGTTTCTGGTATTAAAGCACTCGGCCAAGGTCCTCTGCCGCCTTGATGTTTATAAAGAGTTTTAAATTCGTCTGGATAATTACATTTGAATAAAGTTTCTAATTCCCAAGTCATTTCCACTTGCCCTCCAATTTGCATTGGAATAAATGTTCCAGCTCCGTCAACAATAACTGCTACAGCATCTTCAAATCCAGACCTATAAAAAGCACAAGCGGCGTGTAATTTATGATGCCATTGGTGTAAGTCCAATACTTGAGAATCATCTTTAATTAAACCTAATTTCTGAGCAAGTCCATTATATACACTACCGCCCCTAAAATCAACTCGTGTTTCATCTGGTTGGGTATGAGCAATAACTAAATAATCTATCTTTTCCGTGTAGTCAAGAATTTTAATCATAGAAGCATAAGGGCCGCCATCATATTTTTTTCTTGAAATTCTTTCTTCTTCAATAAAGAGAACAATTTCTCCATCTTTCAATAAACATACACTTGAATTATGTCCTCTAGAAATTCCTGCGATCCACTGACTCATATTTTATCCTTTTTCATTGTTGTAAATTGGGCATTAAAAGATATGCTCCTTCTTTCTCCCTTTTCGCCTTGTGTTCTAAACGGATATACACAATGCTGTTGATCTGCTGTAAATATAAAGAAGTCTCCTACTTGTGGTCTAACTTCTAATGTCCCTCTTCCAAGAAAAGTTTGATTTCTTGATGCATTGCCTGTAAATTCTATTGCTCCTGCATTTGTATAGGGATTATGAGTAGACAAGTATTCTGGAATCTTGAGATACAATACTGAAGAAAGTTGACAATTTGAATGAGCGTGGAGAGGAAAAAAATCGTTATCTCTCTGAGAATTTATCCACATTAAAGTCATACGTGTTAACCACTCTTCTTTTAAAATATTTTCTTTATTTTCTGGTTGAGCCTGAGAGAATGCTAGTAAAACATATTGTTTACATACTTGCAAAAAATATACCATCACTTCTTCTTTTTCTAATATCTTTAAATCTATTGGAAATTGCTCTTTCATTTCTCCTGAACCCATATTCTCAGCCGGGTTCTTTTCAACAATTTCATCCGTAATCTTTAACATTTTCTGAAGAACTTCTGATGGTAATTGTGTCTTCATCACAAAAGTTGACCACGGCTGTAACAGTTCATAATTCATAATCTAATTAAACTCATCAATTCTGGCATATAACAATATTCCATTTCAGAATCATTTAAAACATTTAATGCATCATCAATTGTTTCCACTAAAGGATCACCCGCTAAATTAAATGAAGTATTAAACAATATTGGTATATCTGTTAATTTATAAAACTCCTCAATGAGGTTATAGAAATGCTCGTTATCTTCTTTGCTCACGGTCTGTATTCTGCAAGTATTATCTACGTGTAAGACTGATGGAATTAAATCTTTTTTATCTTCTTTAACATCAACAGCATACATCATATGAGGAGATTCTTCCATCCCTTTCATATCAAACCATTCGTGAGCATACTCTTTCATTACTGAAGCGGCAAATGGTCTGAAATATTCTCTGCCTTTTACTTTATTTACTTTGTCTTTGCCATCCGTGATAGTAGGATTGAACAGAATGCTCCTATTTCCTAATGCTCTTGGACCATTTTCACTTCTTCCTTGAAATATAGAAACAATGTTTCCATCTTTAATTAGTTCTGCTACTTCTTTATATGTACAATCAAAAATTCTAGAGTATTTAGCCTCTGTTTCAACTCCGTCATTATATTTCTGAAGTCTTTTGCTAATTTCATCAATACTATAATTATATTCTGGTCCGAGAAACAAAGTCTTGAGTCTTTCTCTTTTTCCTTTTTTTATAATAGTCTTATTATTGCTATAATAATACAACAGAGCGGCTCCAGTTGCGGTACCTGCATCAGACGAATTTGGTTCTACATACAAATTAATATCGTGTTCTCTCAGCTTATCCAGATAATAATAATTAGAAACACAATTGAGAGCATAACCACCACTTAATACAATATTCTTTTCTGCACTCATCTCGGATGCTTTGATGATTAGCTTTAAAACTTGTTCTTGAGTATCTTTCTGTACCTTGAATGCCAAATCCCTTCTGCCCTTGAATGTAGATAAATCATCTCTTTTGAAATCAGCATCATCTAAAAACACATATTTGGATATATTAAGTTCTGTACGTTGAGGATAATATGCTTTGATAAAATCTTTATTAGATGAATCATCATCTAGAAATAAGTCTGGTAATTCATCGTTTGGATAACCAAACGCGGATAATCCCATTGTCTTTCCACATTCGTTTACGTGAAATCCACAATAATCTGTGACAGCATCCCAAACTTTTCCAATTCCAGCGCCTTCATCAGTAACTAATTTAAAGATTTCCTCACCGTTATCAACTTGGCATTTTTCTTTTGTGAAACTTCTTCCCTTATCACAATTCAATTTTTTATATAATGAAGAAATTCCTTTCTCATAAGAACAATTGAAAAAAGATTCTGTTTCAAAATATAAAGAAAACCATTCTGGTTTGTCGGTATCCGTATATATTTTTCTACCAGCACCACAGCTATCTACAATGACACTTGTTGCTGTTTCAAAACCGGAATTGTAAAAAGCAATCGCTGAATGTAGTATATGATGATTATCAAACATATTGATGACTTGTGGTGATTGTATGCCTATTTCACCACCATCATAAGCACTCCACTTACTATAGGTTCGATCTTTTGGTTGTTCGATTAATCCTAATCGTCTTGCAAGTCCTTGATATAATGGCTCTCTACTGTAATCAAGGACAGAGGTTAAAGGTTCACCTTCCCAACCATTTAGTCCAGCAACTACTAGATAATCAATTTTATCTGTATAGTCTAATATTTTCATCATACTAAGAATAGGTCCACCATCGTGTTTAATCTTCGATAGTCTTTCTTCTTCTACAGAAAAAATAATCTCACCATCTTTCAATAAACAAACACCGGCATTATGCCCTAAGGCAACTGCGGCAATCCACTTACTCATAATCTATTTCTTAAATTCTTTAAATTGACTTGAACTATGTCCGTGATGCGGACTAGGTCCAGTTTCATCTACTAAAAGATTATTTGTATTAAATTCATAATCTGATTTTGGTAATTCCGTTTTAGGTTCTATTTGTTCAATACTATGATTATGATTAGGATTAGTACAAGTATTTTGATGCTCTGGAGTGTATGTTCCTTGAAACGCATTTCCTTCACCCAAAACTGCGACACAAGAATCAACAATCCTCTGTTCGTCTTCTTGCTCAAGAGCCATTACTTCATCATTCTGTCTATCTTTCTCATCATCCATTGTGAGTCTGATAGGAGAATAAATTCTTCCTTTATCAGCTCCAATATCTATAACATCGAATTTATCATCATCGGGATAAGTGATATTAATTGGTACAGTAGAACCAACAACAACCGTAGCAGTTTTATCCAGGGCTTTTACCATATGTTGCCCGACAGAATCACATCCTAAGAAATGATCTGCGGAATTAATCATTGATGCCCATAATCTTAAATTCGATTCTCTGGGCATTGCAACTGGATGTTCTTTATTTTCTGGAATAGGAATCGCAAGGTCTGCCATTATAATTACTGCATACTTTTTACGGAGTTGTTCAATAATATTAATAATATTTCCTACTTCAAAAGATCGTGAAGTGCTATCAATTAAATATTCACCCATTTGTGTAACAGAACGTCCAAATGGTTGAATAACAATTACTTTGTCTTTGTTTAATTGGGATTTAATCTGTTGAACAGTCTGATATCCAGTGACTGTTTCCATCTTATTGAGTTTGATGGTCGGGGTAGGTAATACTCTTGAGGTACCAAGAGAATTGATTTCGATATCAAATGCTTGAGCAAGAGAACATTTTTGATTGTAGTATTCGTTGATTCTGTATGGCTCTGGAGAAACGATATCCTTGTACTTGAGAAGTTGGTCGAAGAGACCTTTGTGCCATACTTCGTATGCTTTATTGTGTAAAATGGGATGCCCTCGATAGAAGTCCATACCCGCTTCACAGACAATTATAAAATCTTCGTCACCTGAATCTTTTGTATATCGTTCAAAAGCGGGAATTGAGCATAGTACCCTTCCGGCTCCGCCATTAATAAAGAAAGCCTTAGACCGTTTTTGTTTCATTGTTGACATTCACTTCACCTCACTTGAGTTTTAAAAATAATCTTAATAATTGCAATAATTATAACATAATAATCACTACTTGTCAAGTCTTTTTCTTTTACTTATATGACAAATAAAAAAGGACTTCCCGAAAGAAGCCCTCGTATAAATTAATATTTAAAGATTCTTGTTTTACTCATCAATACCAGAGATGGGGGTCAATTGAGCAATTGCATCAGCATCTGCGGCAGTACGATTTGCGACCAAAATTACTTCGTGTTCTGGATCTTCGTTTCTGACATATGGTTCATCGTATTCTCCGTCTGGATCCATAGGGAATTGAACCATATGATTCGGAACAGCGTCCCAATCTGCAGGCATATCTCGTAGTTTTTGTCTATGTGCTTCCCACTTTGCTTTGACTTCTGCAGGCATACTTTCTGAAACTCTGCCGTCACTCTGCTTTAACAAAGCATTACGTTCTGATCGGATGAAATCATTAGAATATCGGCGAAAATCAGTCCTAAACACTAGAGGTTTAGTATAATCATCGACAATATCATTTTCAGAGAAGATAGATCGAGGATCTGATGGGTCTGCTATAACCCTATTCTTGTCTGCGGCAGGACCTACTCTAATTTCATAAAGTTTTCGTTGTTCAAATCCACCGAAAAGAATACCAATTTTGATTGTATTTTCGTCTGTATCTGCATTAAGTTCTTTGACTTCCAAATCTAATGGAACAGGTTGTTCTGTATAGTCATCCTTATCCCAAGTCTGTTCGATATCTTTTGTCTCTTTATTAATCCAGAGCATCAGAGTTTCAGGACCATCATACGGCATCGTAGACGTTTTGCCCATCGTAGTAGTCGGTACTTCCTGCTCGAATTCATCAGGTAAGTCGAAGGTTACGGTTTTTTGTACTTTAGCCATTTTTTAAATTCTCCTAATATTATTGATATGTCACTTTTACGAGTCCGCCAGCACCGAATCCACCTACACAAGGTGTTGTCGATGAGTTTCCATCACCTACTCCTCCTCCGCCAGGGAAAATTGAATGTCCAGCACAACAAGTCATATCACCGGAACAATAATGATTTGCGGATCCAGTCCAAGGGGCTGTGAATGGACCAGTAGGACTTCCTTGACCATTAGTTATTTCATTACAACAACTGTATCCTTTGTGCATACCAGCGGAAGCTCCTCTGAAACACATATCTCCGCCTTGAGTAGCGTCATTACAGTTATGTGATGACCATTGTCCGTTGAATACGCCTCTATCGCACTGGTTTCCACCGATATGACAATTATAACAAGAAGACTGAGTGTCCCAAGAAGTAGAACCACCGTGTCCACCGATTGCACAGAAATTAGATAGTCCAGCTCCGTTTATATAAGAAGTACAACCGTGTCTACAGGCTCTATTACAAGTAGTACAGCAAGAACAGGATGATGTCCCGCCTGCACATAATGAATAAACTGACTCTGAACCAGCAACTGAAACAAAGTCATTTGCTGCCCTACAGAGAGTTTTTTCATTATAATTACCACCGGCACCACCGTGTCCAATGTCATAATCGTATCCAGCAGAACCACCCGGACCCCCTCCGGAAAGTATCTCGAAATTAATGATTGATACTCCTTCAGGAACAGTCCATTGTAAGCAACAACCACCGTTGGTGGCTCCCCAATGATTTGTGTTGTAAATGTAAAAGTGTTTTACATCAGTGGTCGTGTTCTGTCCGACAAATGTACTAATCTCTACCATTGCGGCCGCAGTGGCCGCATTTATAGCATCTACATTTCCAGCTTGAAATGTACATATTTCTTGCTGAGACTCATAAAGGTGATTTGCCATTAATTCTAACGACAGATCAGTATTTCTGGCCATCGCATTCATTTTTCCTAGTGTTAATATATCCATTTTATTATCCTTGCTCCAGAATTTTAGTTGGGGGAAATGAGGAAGGAACAAAAACAGCATCGATATCTTTTAATGCTTCTGGTAAATCTCGTAATTTTTGTCTCATTTCTATGATTGGATCCCTTTTATCAGCAGGAACATCGGCCGCACCGGCAACTGCATCTGTGTTCATTAAACCTCCGTTACGCATCGTCCTTATTTCAGTCCAATCTGACTTACCTAGAATATCTTCATTAGTCTGCTTATACAGCACCCAAGATCCATCTATATAAGTTGTTTTGTCTGAATCATATAATTCGTCTGGATGAATCGGAAAATGCCAAGTAAATTCAGAATAACCATCAGGAGTAGAGATAGTTTTCATTGTCCGATTTTCTGGAGCTGGATCCGAAAGTTCTTCCGAGTGATCTAGTTGTACATTATGATAATCTGAAAGAACTTCACATACTAACGTATCTACCGAACAGTCGATAACGACATTATCGCAATTTATTCTATCGGGTCGTCCATCATATGCTTCCCATTCTCTTAATGTCACTTCGACTAATTTAGTTTCTTTATCAACAAGAGCAACCAACCTGGCTGGTCCGTTGTAATTTTCTGTTACTGTTTCCATAGTCGTACCTTCTAGATAATTGTCCGTCGGACAATCATAGGTATAATCTATGTTAACTTCTTCTTGCCAAGTATCGCTCATTTTTTATATTCCTTATGCGTATGTTATTTTAATTAAACCTGAACGTCCGGGAGAACCTAAACATAACTCAATTGGATTTCCGCAATATGATTTCATTGAATTCAGGCCGCCGCCAGCAAATCTAAAAGATCGACAAGGTGTTTCACATCCACAATAACCCATTGAGTTCTCAATATGTTGTGTTACAGAATTAGTTAAACCGTGAGATTGGCCAGTTTGAGTATATCTGGTACCACAATCACAATGCTGATCCATTGCTTTGAAAAATTGATTCTGATGAGACTGTCCCATAAAATCCACTGTACAAGCACCGGGTGTGCCAACGTTATCACATTGGGGAGCGTGGTTCATAATGTTTCCTTGACATTCCATCTGGTCCTGCCAACAATGATTCAAGTTACAACGACAAGTACAATAATAATTATATCCGCCTTGTCCGCCTACCGCACAAAAGTTAGTCAGTCCAGGTCCGGTTGCATATGATGCACATCCTCGAGGAGCGTGACAACAGGCTGTCCAACAATGACTTGTGCCATTTCCTCCAGCCCCCATACATAAATCGTATACATCGCCAACAGAATATTCTGCATTTTCCAAACAGATAGTTTTTCGAGTATATGTTCCTCCCTGTGAAGCACAAGATGCCATATCACACCAGCAACTTTGACAACAATGTCCTGCTCCGGCACCACCGCCGCCCCAGACTTCAAACCTTATAGTTTTCGTTCCGTCGGGGACTTCCCAAGTATCGTGACATCCATACATACAATGACAACCTCTATCACAATCGTTGTAGAAGTATCTTTCTTGTATCCCTTGATTTGGTCCAGCAAGTCCAAGAGAATCTACGGCCGCTTGAGCAGTGGCTTCCAAAGAACTTTCCATTCCTTCTTGAACATCACAAACATCTTTGAGTCCTTGGAAAGTAGCATTGGCTAGATATTCCAACGTGACGTCCACATCCCTCGCCATTGCGTTCATTTTTCCTAGTGTTAAAATATCCATTAGTCTTTTTTCTCCAGTTCTTTAGTATTCATTTCTATTTATATTTATATAAATTTATCTAATTATACTTCCCAAACATCTTTCAGGGTTATGATTCCTCGCATATTTTCAAGATTAGCATCGTATCTACTAGAAGTATATAGTAAAGTTGCAGGAGTACCCAATTTCCAAGTTTGCAATTTGAATGCCCATTCGTCATTTAATGTATGCCCGTTCGGATTCTCAAATTGAATCATTATACCATTTTTAAAGTTAGTATTAGCGGTACCATTACTTGAGAATGGAGAAGAGTTTTCATTACCTTCTGGTCCATATAGTGCTAAATCAGTATTAACATTGTTAATAGAATTGCCTGTTTGCAACACTGGTCCTGCAACCATTACAAGAGGTGTTTTGTATGCTGTGCCCGAATTAGTCATCGTAATAGATTCTACATTTCCTGTGGCTCCTATCATTGCAGTGGCTTCAGCACCGTAACCAGTAGGTGTGGCGTGAGTATCGACAAACACAACTCTTTGTTGTCCAACTAGATAATCTTGCCAATCATTAACAATAGATACTCCTCCTATACCGTTGTTTAGTACGACTGTACCAATAAATCCATTACCAACTGAAATATCTGTTGTACCTAGTAAACCTCCTCTATCAGATACTAACATAAAAGGCTCATCGTAGTTACTTCCTCTTGAAGAAAAGACAACATTTGTAATAACATTATTAAAATCTGCACTACAGACAGCTCCAGATCCTGCGCCAGTCGGATCATTAATAATAAATTCGATATCATTATATCCACTTCCAGGGATAGGTACATTTACAGCCGTCAATTGTCCAATATTGACTTCTGGAGTCCAGATATTGAATGCGTTTTCACAAGCGGTTTGATCTGTAAATGCTACATCAGAACAATAACCAGGAATAAATTCACTACTAAATAGTGGTCTCAAGGTTGTTCCAGAACCATATGTTGTTGTGCCTGTTAAGACTCCGAGTTCATCAACGTCCGCAAATCCACTGGGATCAAATGCGTTAATTGTTGTATCCAAAGAATAAGATGCGCCTCCATTCTCAATAACGACTTGTCCAACATTACGGTCTGTAACTACAGAAGCAAAAGCACCTTCTCCAGGTCCAGATACATCAATTATATGTACGGAATCAAGCGACTTATAGCCTTGTCCAGGTCTATCTACGGCAATGTTAGTAAGATTTCCACTACTATTAACAGTAGCAATTCCTCTAAATCCACCGCCAGTAGCAGAATTCATACCAACATAGACTGACTTATCTCTTACCCAAAGAGTTGCGGTAATTGATGTGTTATTGGTATCGTGGATTTGATACTTGTCTGTGATTTCTGTGGGTTTTGTAATAACATACGAGTATACTGCGTTCTGAGGAATATCTCCTGAGTCAAACATTCCATCAATGTGTGTAATAGTATGTGGTGAAATATCAAGATTTGTAAAAGTGACTGTATCTCCTACAACAGCAGAAATAGTTGATGGAACAATCACATCATTCTGAATATTAACTGCGACTGTTTTGGCAGTCGTATCAGTATATCCAGTTCCCTGATCACCTACTGATAATCCAGCAATACCACCGTCTACTGTTTCCAGAATTGCGGTTGCCGCTAGACTAGGAGTACCTCCAGTAATTACGACAGTATCAGTGGGCTGATAATCTGCTCCTCCATCTGTAATGATTACTCGATCTGCGGTATCATCTTCTTTAAGATAAACTGTGCTAGTTGCAAGTCCTCCAGAGGTGGTTGTGACAACAGCAGAAATTGTTGGATTGATTATGTGAGTAGTTAAAGTTAATGGATGAGTATGAGCACCAGAAGTTGCTGAAAAATAGAAAGATTGATTAAAAGCGTTCCATTCCACAGTTTGATCGTGAGAGTGTCCTGCATCAACAGTTGTTGAGATAACAGCAGTACCGTCCATAATTAGATTGACTTCTGTTTGAGTTAAGTGAACTTTATGAGTATGCCCAGTTCCTCCGTCAGCTACATCTACTTCCCAGTATCCAGTATAACCTGCTCCAGGATCAGTCAAACTAATAGATTTTAGCATACCATTTTTAAGACTAAAACTAGACGTTGCTTTTGTTTCGATAGAACCGGCAACATCTACTGCTCCTAAATCAAATGCTCTTGCTTGAGTATTAACGGAATACGCAGACCCTCCTGATGTCATAGTAACATCTGAAACACCATCATCATAGACGGCAGCAAGTATAGCACCAGTACCTGTTTTACCATTTGCATCAACTGTATATGCGTAAGAATCAATGAATCCTGTATCATCATTGATAAAAACTTTATAAATCAGTCCGTCAGATAAGTCCCACTCATAAGACTCTCCAGCAATATTATATTCATAAGAACGTGATAAATCATCCAAAAGACCGACTTGACTAACTACATATTGTTCACATTTAGTTGGATCATCGTGATCCCCACCAGATCCATCTATGTCGCTTGCGTTGAGACTTGCAAGAACACCCCATCCAGTTACTGCTGATCCAGCATCGTGACAATAAGACTGATGCGGTTTAAATAAAACTGTATCATAGTCTTGAGCGTAGTTACCAATAATTCCTTCGTTATAAATTGTGGTACCATCTAATTCAGTAATTTTAACATAATCTCCAGCATCGATTCCACCCCACAGCAATGCTTGTTCAGTACCTCGTCTTATGATAAGTTCTGGATTGTCAGTATCTGGAACAGATTGATTATTCAAAATGGTTAATTCTACTGCTGGCTCGCCATCTGCTTCGTGACCAGTTGCTCTGAATGAATTTACTAAACCAGCCGAAGTGTTTTTAAAGAGATCATATGCTTTAATTTTTTCGACAGACGGAGTATCTTGAGGACTTATTTCTAGTTTTAAATGTTGAACGAAAGGACGAGGCTCACCAAAAATGTCCATTGTCTCACCAAAAGACAAAACTGTACCATCAAGTGCTTTGTAATTAATGTGATGAGTTATATTATTACCTTCGTGAGCAAATATGACATCATTATTATAGTCATACAAATAATCGGTAAATGCAATCTCCCGAGTTTGTGTAATACTGGCCATCAGTTCATTTGTCTGATGAACCGTATAACCAGAATTAGAAGCACCAGTTGTATATTGTGCAAGATTTTCTAATATATCTGCTAAGGCTTGGGCGATGAGAGCATCTTGAGATATAACGTGGGCTGTATAATCCGCTTGTAATTGAGCCAACGTACTTGTAACGTTGGTTTCTTGTAAATTAGCGTGATTAGAGAGAATATTGCCGGCATCATTTGCCCAAGGAACAAAGACTGTATTTACGAAACCTTGAACTTCATCGTTCATATAGGTTTCTACAGCATTCATTGCCGTATTAGTACGGACAACTACTTCGTTTTTGAAAGTATTTTGTTGATTTTCTAAGGGAGCAGAAACATTATCATTCAACCAGCCTTTCATTGATAACGCCATAGCGTTCAATTTGCTAGGTATCATCACCGCTGGTGTATTGGTATATATTTCTACTTCTTCGGTATAGGCCGTGACATCGATACTATCGAAAGTAATATCTGGTATGTCATTAAACGGGTCAACCGCGGTATTAATGTTTGATAATGTTACTGACATTTTATTTTATCTCCAAAATTTATCTATTCTTGATATATTTATAATACTATTTATATCATTGACTGTTATTTTTTACTTATGTCCCATAATGAATTCCATTTATAAGGGTATGAAATGAGCCATCATCATTAGTTACAGTTACATCATAATCTCCAATCGGCGGGTATACTCCATTCACATCGACAAGTCCATTAGGAATATTAATTTGCATATCTATACCATTCGCTCCTATATCAAGGGTCGCCGGTACGTAAATTATTTGCCCCTTACCCAGTGTATTCACTAAACTTACTACGCAGGTAAATATACCAGCGGCGTGTGAGATTGTGCCGGGCTGACAGAATATATAGTATATGGAATTTGTTGCTCCAGAAGCTCCTGAATGAAGACCGGCTGATGTGACCTCTATTGCTTCATCTAGAGTATAACCCCATATCCTAACTCCGTTACCAGCTGAATGTGTGTGTGGATCCCAATCACCTGGTGGCGTAGCGATATTTTCATATTGAGCCGTTGTAGTACCAATCCATTGATTACCCGGACTACCAGGAATAGCACTCGATTTTTCTGTGTATGTATCGCCATTCGGATTTGTCACAGTCACATCATAATACATCACTCCATAATCATAGGTCGCACCGAGAGTAGAATCGTGTCCAGCTGGAACATCATCAACAATAGTCACTACGTGTATTTCTGTAGAAGAAACCCAAGTTGTATCAACGCCAGGTCCCCAGGGATTTATGCCGTGGTCGATGGGAGTTGAATAGATGGTATTATTATCCCCTCCAGCTAAGTAATTGCTCGGCATATCTGCTAGAGAAGATTTTTGAATTGAAACAGTACAAGCGGAATCAAATCCAACTCCATATATTATGAAATTAGCCGCTGGTGCTGGTATGCCTGATTGATCTCCACCATATTGTCCACCACCACCAGTACCGACTGCCCCTTGAAATGGATCAGGACCAAATGCTTGTCCTTGAGCATTAACTTCCGGATCAGGCTGATAAACTGTGAGGATTCTCAGAGAATCAGTTACAGTAAATGGATCAGGATAAGTAAAATAATCGCCTGCTGTATTAGTAATCTTGAATTCATTTGTACCCAGAACAGTTCCAGCAGTAACTTCAAATTTAACTCTAGTAGGTAATAGAATTGCCGATGTGTTTTGCACAACTGAGCCAATTGTTATTTCCCACTCTAGATCAATACCATCACCCGTTAATTCAATTTCTGTTCCTGTTATCAAGTCAATGCTTGTCATATCCCAAATTCCTTTTTGAGCGTTACAAGTCGCTTGACTCGTAAATGCTGGATTTGGAGTTCCTCCTCCAATTGGTTGACAATGTTCCGTAATTTCAGGAGTCCATACTGCTCTTGGTGCTAAACAAGTTACTTCATCTGTGAATCCAATATCTGAACAAGAACCAGAACTCCAAGTATAACCATCAGTTGTCCAACTGTTTCCTGCACTTGTCCAAGACCCGCCTGCTCCTGTACAGGCAGATTCATTATCGTTATATTGAGTATCAGAACAAGTTCCTTCGCTTAGACAAGCAGGTTCATTATTGTTATGAGAAGAATTAGAACAAGTACCTGAGGCTAGACAAGTAGATGAGGAAGTGAATCCACCACCAGAACAAGTCCCTGCTGTCCAAGTACCGTTAGGTTCTATACAATTTACTTCAGTCGTATAGGTTCCATTAGAACAATATTCATCTACCGTCATCCACCACTCTCCATTAGGTTCGTGACAAGTAGCCGATGAAGTGAGCCCTGATAAGGGTAGTCCTGTAACGAAATCACTACAAGATGGACTAATTGCTAATACTCCTCTGTGACCAATTTCTACACTCAAACCATCAATTCTAATAGGTGGATTCAAGACATCGGTTTGTCGTTTATTAAGATCATAGTAATCCTCAATTACAGATTCTCCAAACGATTCTAGTGTACGCATTCCAGCAATAGGCATCCCAAAATAATCCATATTTTCTTGATCTAGATGCTGAACCTTCCATCTCTCTTCTCCTCCGACAGGAATTCCGAACACATTCATTGAACGTGCGAGAAGCAAATATTCATCGGATGAAAGATTTGGAATAGTCACAACTGAAATATTATCCCAATATGTAAATCCATTACCAGTAGTTGAAAGTGTTAAGAATGCAACTCCAGTTACAGGAGCAGTAAAAACAAACTCTTTATTCCCTTCCGTATCGTTTGCGACAATAACCATACTTCCATATTGATCTGAATCAGGAGCTGGACCAACCTTAATTATAGAATCAGTAGGTCTATCAACATTGAAAGCTACTCTATAATTCATATCAGCGAGCATTTCAAAACTGATATGTGCTATGCCCCTTGTTCCAGTACCGGTTCCTGCCGTATAAATTTGTTCTGATATTTGATCAATGTAAGCGGCAGCCCCCTGTTGAGGAGCAAATGTCCACTTCTCTTGAATTTCTCGTACAGAAACATCATCAACGCTTCCTTCCCAACCAGTTTGAGAGTAGTATGGACTGTACGATTCAGGATGATTATTATCTACATCCGCAACAAAGTGAATAAGGGAATCGTGGGCGCCCGCTCTTACGTGATGTTTGATTTCTCCTTGATGAACAAGTCCAGTGGAATCTGCATCAAAAATTGGAATTTCTTCTTCAAACAACTTAAAGTGTGTGATATAACCAGTTCCATTAACTTTAATAACGATCTCAGCAGTATTTTCTCCAATTATATTCAAATGTTGAATTCCACTTTCTGTGATTGTGCCTAAAACAACTCCGTCTAATAAAACTTCTATAGTTGGATTATTGACAGTTGTTGAAGTCAAAACTAAATCTTCGTGTCCTTCAGGAATAGTTTGACTAATTAGAGCCCATCCGGTAACGATATTCCATCCGAGAGTAAATACGTGAGTATAAGTCTCAGCGTGATAAGCATCTGATTGTGGAAAATCTAGTGTGCGAGTGTCATCTTCCATTAACCAATCAGCATCTTCCTGAGTGCATTGGAAAGTATGTAGATGAGAGCCATTAGGTCCTGGACCAACTTGAAAATTTAAAATGTTATGAGTATCTAAGACTGCATCAATTGTTGTTTCGTAATGATTATTCTTAACAAGAGTATTTGGAAGCGTATATGTTGCAGTACCATTTACTGAAGAACTAAATTCTAGTTTTTCATTAACGATTTGTATATCAACACCACTCATTGTCCAATTAATTAATGCTGGATCAACAATATCAAAGTTCCAGTTAGCAATAAGATTATTAGGATTATGA